TTTAGCAAAGCGATGACAAATGAATTGTTTGAATTTGCATCAGCTCCAACTGATTATTTTGCACAGAAGTTTGGCTCTGAGATAACACCGAATGTCGTGAACAATAAATCAACTGTTGTTTCCCCTGCTATTAACATCAATGTGCAAGGTGATGCTACTCAGGCTACTGTTAATGCACTGCACAAGGAATCCGAAAAGATTATGAATAACACTATCAAAAGACTTATGTCATATACCGTAAATAACAGACATATTTAATTGTATATTATGAATAAATGCCAACCCTTGTGACACAATAAATGTGTATATTTCATCCCGATTTTACAGAAAAGTCTTGACTTTTGCACAATATATAGTATATAATACTTCTATGACGATTGTGACAGTAATACAATGCACGAGGGTTGGCATATACTGAACATAGTCATAATGATATAGGGCATAATAATGATAGGAGGATTTATATGAAAACTACCATTAAACCTAATGCCATAAAGATAGAATATAATCAAGACAGCTTTATGATTATGTTTGCCCAGATGGACGAAAATGAAAATATTCTTAATGAAATATGTATACAAGTAGATCCCAGAAATATGTTGTCTATTACTGCTCCTATAATAGAAGCAGTGTCAGGGTATCAGGACAATTACGATATAGATCTTGGTATGCGTATTCAAGTAAGAGAAAATGACGCTGCAAAGGAGGAATAACTATGCATGCCTCAAAGTTGCAAGCTATTTCTGATATAGATAAAAAATATACTATTATCGTTGATTCAAATACAACGCATAAAATGCTTAAAAAAAATGCGTCAGTTGTTCAGGGGAAAAATTATGTAATTTCAAATCTCTTATATGAAAATGACTATTTAGAGTTTGCTTACAAGATTAAGCGTGTGTCACCAGAAACAATTACGGTAGGCATTAGAAGATTATCTGAAAATAATATTGAATATTGGGTAATCTATGACCAGCCCAATGAGCATCTATTGGATTTGGTGGCTGATGTATATATTGACAACCATCGTGACTTTAATTTCAATGTCGAGATTGTGAATATTAGTAAAGCAGAGATGAAAGAAGTTACTCATATTAGATTTCAAGACGAAGTGTAAAAATATATTTAAGGAACAGAGTATGAATGAGAAAATATATAATACGCATATAGAACAAATGAATCATAATAAAAACTTCATAAGTTTTGGTATTAGCAATTCTAAGGAATCTTTTTTAGATTGGGAGATTGTAGCATATTTTTATACTGCTGTTCATTTGATTGAAGCTGTATTATGTAAAGAATGCGGTATTGATAGTGTAAATAGCCATCAAGAACGCAAAGAATATATATGTGATTTTACAAATATATTTTCTCATCAAGTGCAAAGAGATTATATTAAACTAATTGCGTTAGCACACAAGGCACGATATACTGGGTTTGCTGTGGTGTCTGAACAGGATGGCAGGAATGCTCAAATGTGGTTGGAAAATATGGAATTTGCATTAAGTACATATATGTGAGTACGACATTCTATTAAAAAGAATATTAAAAATATTTAAAGAGAAGATGAAATTTCATCTTCTCTTTTTTATTGCAAAATTAAAAGAAAGGCTGTCGGTTGACAGCCTTTTGTGTTACTTAGATTGTTCCATTTCGTGAGCTAAATAATGTATTGATTCATGATAAGTACACCAATAACTGTTATTAGCTCTTGGTCGGTCACATCCATCTTCAATACAAGTTGATGAACAATTTGAGCCAATCAATGAAAGTAACAGTATTACGCCCACTATAATGCCAATGGTAATCAGTTTTCCACTATTGTTTTTAGTGTTATTTGCATTCATTATTCTTCACTCCCTTTTTGTTTTATTTTACCATAATATTTTTATTTTTACAAGTAAGATTATATATTTATCTATGTTTTTATTAAGGAGGTGTTTTGGTTGTGTAGAGATTGTTATTTTACCTATAATGATATATACTCAGGTGATTATAATTTAATTTTAGCTTTTATAAACGACGATAGTAATGAGTTTGCGAGTGGGGGCGAATATGAACCCACTACTGTGGCTCTCCCCCATAATGCACAACAGCTTTTATACAATCTTAATTATGCTGAACATCCACTTGAATTTTCAGTTGAAATTATTAGTCCAGAAGATAATATTCCAGCCGAAACAATGATTGAAATTAAAAATTGGTTATTCGGACAAGACGGTTGGAAACGACTATATTTGCAAAACGACACATCCGACTATTACCTCAACGCATTATTTATTCCTGACAGTGATATTACCGATGCACGAGGCTATAGAGGTTTGCGTTGTAAGGTACAAAATGATAGTGGATTTTGGTATCAGGACAATGAAGTTGAGTTTAAAGGGGTTGCAACTAAACCGTCAAATACAGGGCAAACATTATCTTTTAAAACTACAATTGATATTGAAGGGCAACCTATCAATAACAAAATTTGTCCTATTATTGATTTAAAGATCGGACACAACTGGACAGAACATCAAATAGATTACACATTATCGAATTATAGAGTATATGTCGGAAATAAACTTAATAAGTCTATGTTCGTTTTCGATGCGAATGTGAATTATCATACAAATAAAGATGCAGTATATGAACTGGACACTAAATATGGAATGGTAACAATGAAAGAACCTAATGAAAAAACTTTTCATTCACTCACTCCCCCATTCATTCAATACAATGGAGTCATTAAAGATAATCTCGATTATGTATCTTTATTTTGGCTGGGCAATGGTCAAAATCAGATTTATCTATATGTCAAATCCGCAGATAAAACTGATGCTACACATAATTATGCTTACGATGTTTTCGATCCCGATAAAAGCTTAGTTTTAAAGTACACTACAATGCATAGGTTGGGTGGTATTTAATGCAAACACGAAATTACGCACAAGAGACTCCCGACATGGTGTTGTATAGACAAAATAAAAAGACCTCACTTGGCTATGTCAAAAACATACACAATTGGACTGCTGATTATAATTTCGGAGCAGCTTCGGAAATGAGTTTTGAAGTGCCTAAAAAAGTTTATGACACTCGTACCAACAGTTGGATGGACAATCCTAATTATGATAATCTAAAGCCTGATATGCTTTTGTATCTCAATGATTCAACTGAGTATTTTAAATTTACAGGAGAAAGTTATTATGCAGATTATCTGTATAATTTAAAAGGCGGAGGTACACGAAAAGATTATGAGTTATCGTTTGATGTTAATACAGCAATTAACAATTTCAATATTAAAAACGAAACTATGCTTTTTGATATTGGCACTACATATGGTTACGAGTGGGTGTGGGGTGGCACTATTAATGATGGGGTATTTGAAGATTATTCAGAAAGCTTAGACTTGTACAAGCAAGGATGGTATACTTACCAGTATTTAGCCTGTAAAAGTTTTATACCTGTGCATAAAGGCGATGTCATTGCAACAAAATGTTTTAACGGTGACACTCTGCGGTACTCATTTAAAATTCATTACTATAAGGAAGCTAACGCAGATAGCTGGCTTAAATCTGATGATAATTATTATCATGAATCATCGAAACAACCATTCCGAAGATATGTAGATTTTACAGTAAAGGATAGCGATGGTAATATTGAAAACAATACTGATACTATTGACGAAGGGTATATCCGAATAAGTCTTGTATGTAGTCAAGCAACATATAGCGACAATACTTATCGTACATATATTCCCAATGCCTCTTGGGTGCAAATCTTTTCAAGAGAAAGATTGTGTACACACTTTGAAACAAATAAAAATAAAAACTATGGCATACGAAATGTATGGTGGGTTATTACTAACACAGAAGAAATAAATGATAACGGAAGTAATGCTGTGCTAAAAGTAACAGCCCAGTCTTATGAGATGACTTTATCAAAAAGAGCGTTTTCTTTATCAAACAGTACATTACCACTATTTGTGCCTGATCATATTAACGACCTTGTTACCAGTGATAATTGGTATTACGATTGTTATGGCAACACAAGACATAAACAAAAGTTTGTCCGAGGATTGCTGAATCAAATACTTGACTATCTTCCACAATGGAAAATAGGATATGTTTCTCAAGCCGTGTGCGTTAGGTATAGAACACTTGACGATGTTGATAATGCAAATGTTTATACTTTTTTAAATAATGATATCGCTTCGTCATACCAATGCTATTTCATTTTTGATTCAGAAAATATGACAATTAATATAATAGATGGAAACATAGAGACAGAAGAGCGGCGGTATTATAATACTGATGAAAAATATTTAGGCACTCATTCCAAGGCAATATTAACATGGCAAAATGCAATCAAAAATACGAATGTTCACACAACTGATGATAGGTGCATTAGTGCATTAAGAGTGCATACATCTAACGATCAATACGGATTAGGGTTAATCAACCCTACGGGAAATAATATATTGTACAATTTTAGTAATATTGAAAATCAATTAGATTATGTGGCTGATGACACTAAAAATAGAACCTTAAAAGAAGCTCTTACGGTGTGGCAAACAAACATTGAAAAACAGTCTGTAAAATATGCTAATAACGGGGCATTATTGATTGAGTGCAATAAGAAGAAAATAGAGCAAGCTTCTAAAGTGTCAAAAGCTTTAACAACATACTTAACAGTCGCAGATACAATTAATACACATCTAATAGACAAATATGGGTTTAGTGACAAACCGCTCCCTAACTCTTCAAGTGGAGAGTTGCGTTATGCTTATCAAGTTCTTGTAGATGACCATGTGCGTATTCCGAGTGGAATGAGAAACCCACCATACGATTACATCAATTACGATTGCTATTACTCCAAATCTTTATATACAAAATTGTATTCGGCAGCAGAGACATATTGGGATACAAAAAATGATTATGATAACGCAGTAACCAAATATAACACATGTTATAACAAGATGCAAACAGTAGCTAAAAAGTTTACACTGAATTACAAAACGGCAATTCAGGCAAACAAAGACGGGATTGCAACAATCCTCTCCCCCGCTGAAATTTTAGAACTTCAAAATTACATTACTGAAGGAGATTGGATAAATGACAATGTTGTATTTAGTGATACCTATTCCGCTAATGATATTATAACAACATTGCAAGAAGTAATGGTTCAGGCTAAATCTGACCACGACAATTATCTCAGCAAGCAGTGCTATGAATTTGAGATTGAATCGGCGAACATATTGACGATTCCCGAAATGAAGGATAACATTGCAGATTTAACACTTGGTGCAGCGCTATCTCTTGAAGTAAAAGACGGTGATTGGCAGTATCCTATTTTGCTTTCAATCCATATAAATTATGACGATGTATCAGATTTCAGTTTGACATTTAATACAAACTATTCCGCCAAGCCTCTCAAGAAGAGATTTATTGATTGTTTCAATACGATTTCACAAACAAGTGTTAGAAATACAACATTTAATTTTACAGAATAATAGGTGGTGATTATATGATTATTAGACATTTAAGCATTGACTGTGCTTATATTAATAAGGTTCTTGAACCAATCACACAAAGAGAACACGGTGTGACTGAGTTTGAAATTGAGATTAAAAATCACGGTGCTGATATCGACCTTTCAGAATGTACGCTGGCCACCTATTATGGATTAAAACCAGATGAGCATAAAGTAGGTGTTGAATGCAGAGTAGATAAAGATAAAGGTCTGATTTATTTACCTTTGTATTTACAGATGACAACGGCTGAAGGTGTGCTAAAAGGTATTGTAGAATTACAGTTCCCTGAAGGTAATGTAAGATTTTCAGGCGTTAATTTTAAGGTTTCTTTTGCACCAGATGACACCAAGATTGAAAGCACTGATGATTTTAACATCTTAGAAAATTTTATCTCTAAACCGACTACAAACGGTGTTGTCGGACAAGTGTTGTCTATAGATAATGACGGTAACACTATTTGGCGAACACTTAAAGAGTTTGACGGTGATTATGCACATTTGAGTAATAGACCTTCTATTAATGGCGTTGAACTTAACGGAGATAAGTCACTTGAAGATTTGAACATTAAGCAAACCTATACTGCCGATGATATTCCGTTTGCAGATGGCGAAACTTTTCAACAAAAGTTCAACAATGGTGAACTAAAAGGACAAGATGGTGTTTCGGGTGCTGACGGAATTACTCCGCATATTGGTGACAACGGCAATTGGTTTATTGGCGAAACAGATACAAATAAACCATCCCAAGGTACAAACGGCGTGAACGGAAACGATGGTGTAGGTGTTACAAAATCCGAAGTTAATACAAGTGGAGAGCTTGTAATTACATACTCGAATGGAGATTCAACAAATCTTGGCAAAATCGTAGGCAAAGACGGTCTTGACGGTACAAACGGACAAAATGGTTTATCAGCTTATGAAATCGCAAAAAATGGTGGTTTTATTGGTACTGAAGAAGAATGGTTAAAATCTCTTAAAGGTGCTGACGGAGCTAAAGGCGAGCAAGGTGAACAGGGAATACAAGGTGCACAGGGTATTCAAGGCGAAAAAGGTGATCAGGGTATTCAAGGCGAAAAAGGTAAGGATGGCATTGACGGCAAAACTCCAGTAAAAGGCACTGATTATTTTACTGCCGAAGATAAAACTGAATTTACTGCCGAAGTTGCCAAAAGTCTTGAGGGGAAAATAACGAACAAAGCTAACCTTGTTAACAGCTTGAATATTTTCGATTTCGATGAGTGGGCAAATAATTTGCAAAAATTAAGTAAGCCAATTGCTCACGGTACACTTGATGAGCTGAATTTTGACGAAAAATCAATTACCTTTACCGCTACGGAAAAAGACACCTATACAAATAGTTGGCAGGTATCTCTTGCCGGAACAACGAAAATAAGTGTAAAACCGAATACCAAATATTGGGTATATTATACTGTAAACAACTATGCTTGCCATTCTGCGGTTTTTTTTAACGGAAACCATACTGATGGAGCTCTTGTATTTATAAAGAATGGTAAAGGAACATTTGTCACAAACAATGATACATCGTTTATAACGATTAGGTTTGGTACTTATAATAGTGGTACTTTCAAGGTTTCCAAAATTATGATTACCGAAAAAGAATCAATCTATTTACCAAATAAAGTTGCAGAAGGTGTCCCAGAGGTTGCAAACGAAGTTTTGACATTTAAAAAGACAACCCAAGAGGTTGAGGACATCAAAGCATACATCGGCTATACCAGTGAAGACATAGTAGGACTTTGCGTTGATTACGAAAATAAGACATTTACTCGGCTCGCAGGTGCAGTTGGACTGTCGCAAGGTTCAGACTTTAATAAATTTGAAATGTATGGCGGAAGAAAAAGATGTAATGTTTTGGATGACGGCACAATCACGGCATACTACGGTGACAAAAATTATGCTGAGGACGGCTCAAACGGTCAGGTTATGGTTTTTCAGCCGAAATTCTATTATAAAGTTGTTCCACTCAAATTAGAAAAAAACACCGACTCAGGCATTGGCTTTCATCTACGGAAAGCAAACTATTATGTCAGCCCCAAGCCCAAAACAGGTTTTAAGTTACACCCTGCATTTTATGACGAAAGCGGTAATGCGATTAATTACATTCTATTTTCAGCCGATGACGGCAGTATGTATGATGTTTCCGCTAAAGCCTATGTGAATGATAATGTTGATGAATCTATCACTTACGAGGACGGTGACCTGCTCTGCTCAGTTGCAGGTAAGAAACCTATCAGCGGATTAAGACAGGGACTTGGAACTAGGCCAGTTTTTGAATCAATGGCACAGAACAGAGGTGCAGGCTGGCACCTCGAAACAATCAAGGCTACAAGTGCGAATCAACTTTTGATGATGATTGAAATTGGACTGATGAACTCGCAGACAGACATAGGTCAGGGTGTTGTGAATATCCCCGATAATGCGTCATACAACTGTTCCAGTCTGACAGGCTCAACCGCTGACCTTGGTAATGGCACAGGAATGGCAACTGAAACCATCAACGAAAAAGGCGGTATTCAGACTACTGAAACAGCAAACGGAAAAGTTTCAGTGTCATATAGAGGAATGGAAAATCCTTGGGGTAATGTTCGGAAGCATATTCAGGGTATCAACATTTGGGGTGACGGTTCAATGTGTGGTGGTCAGCCCTATGTTGCGAATAACTTCACATTCAATGACGCAAAACATTCCGATAATTATGAACCTGTCGGTTTTACCCTTGCAAATTCAAGTGGTTTTATTAACGCAATGGGTTATGGTTCAGAGAAATATGACTGGCTCTTAATGCCATCAGAAATTGGTGGTACATCTGCACTTCCTGTTGGTGATTTTCTCTATGCTACACAAAATTTGAACGGTTATCATGCTACTTTATTGGGCGATTCTTGGGCTACTGGCAATAACTCAGGCGTTTTCTGCTGGCATTGTACTTACGGTACCAGCGGTCGCTTTCGAGGTTTCGGCGGTCGCTTGCTGTATGTACCAACTGCTAAAGCATAAGGAGGAATGGCTATGATTGATTACGGAAAAGTAAGAAGCACGGTAAAGCCTGATGAAGTCGAAATTGACG